ACCACTTATCAATAAAAGGGTCATCATAATCAATTTCTTTCCAGAAGAATATCTTTTCCAGAATAGTATATGGAGATAACCAATGGTTACGATATTTAGAGATATACACTTTCATTAATTTTCCTCCTTATCCAATCCAATTACACCATCTTCTTCAGGTGATTCTAACATATAAAATTCACCCATGTCAACCACACGTTTAATCTTATAATAGTTATAAGCACATTTCATGTATACCGGTTTACTTTCTTTTTGTCCTGATAGAATGATACCCAGATCATCAGAATCATAAGTGGTTTTTGGTGTATTACTTTTCATTTTCTTTATACCACTGGTTAATAACTTGTTGGGTTTTATTCACAACATAAGGATCATTCAACGGAAGGAATGCACCGGAATCACCATTCCACGTTGCAAATTCACGATCATAAAAATCTATTTTACAATACTTAGGATATTGTTCTTGAAGATCACGCAGCTCATTGGCCCATTTCTGCCAAGTATCATCAGATACTATATTTTCATCTAGGACATAATAGATACGAGAATGCACCAGCATTTGAGACCGGCGTTGACGGATTTTTGATTTAATTTCAGAAGGAGTCATATTTCACCACAACATAATTTAGAGGACCATTCTAACACAATTTTCATGTCCTGTCAAGCAAAAAAAGGGGAAACCGTAGTTTCCCCTCATAAGATTAGACGTAAGTTAATCTTAACTTTTTGCGTCAATCGCTGTCATCAATTCCTTTCCAATCAGATTGGCAAAAGAAGAGAAGACCTGTAGCAATACACCCGCAATAGCCAAAGCAAGCCACCCAAAGAACACGAAGCCATAATGTAAAGGGGCCACAAAAAGTTCCTCCATGAACCAGAAGGTGTGTCCCCATTCATTTAGACCAACATTAGGTAGAATCATGAAAGGACCAACCACAGTCACTAGGTAAGGCAGGGATAGACCTTCTGCAAAGAATGGCAGACGGGTCTTGGCATATAAGAATGCCGCAAAACCGGTGATAATGTAGATTGGGTATGACAGGTAGAACTCAATGATATGACTTGGAGTAAAATCAGTATCTCTTACGATTGTCTGATGCCACGTACCATCCTGTTCAGTAAAGTATGAAGCACCCCAATAGATTGCATTTGCATATGCAAATAACCATACTAGGTGTGTCATATTACGGCGGAGTTCTTCCCTTGGAGTAATAGCGGCAAGGTTACGATCCCTTGACTTCCAAATATAACCCCATAGAATACTTGCAGTTGTCACTTCTAGGACAATTTCTGTATACAAGAAATTCATCCAATAAGTTTCAAACTCTGGTGCGAATGAATCTAGGCCTGCAGCCCATCCGTATACGCCTTCATACCAACGTACCCAGAAATAGAACACAGCATAGATACCAAATGCAGCGGTCAACCACGCCTTATTGAGTAGTGGTGCCTCTGACGTTACAACATCTTTAGCAATAGTAGCCATAATTACCTCTTAACATCTTAAAGTTACACTTAAACATCCTTGTCGGGTTGGTGCGTCATCCTGTCACACCCCAAATCATCAATTTTATTTATACTGGATTATATCAATTTCTGACCATTTTTGTCAAGAAATTTTACCACTCTCCCGGATCAGTAATATCAATTTTAAATGTTCCCATTTGACCTTTTAGTGAAACCGGAACAGTCATTTCAATACTATACCCAATAGCACCAGGGTAATACTCAAGTTCATAATTTCTGTCTTGAGGAAACTTATTCATAATTTCGAGAATCTTCTCTACATCCTTTTTATTTAATTGGAATTTTGTCATATTAGAAATTGAATGCCTCTACAGGAATAAAACCATAATAGGTACCATCTTGATAGTCAAAAATCTTTACTTTTTCAGCAAAAATAGTGCCATCACACTTTAATAGGTGGCGTCTACGGCAATTAACATCCCGTCTAAAACGAATGGGTTTCATTTTGTGGTCGACATGATATAGATTATAATAAACATATCGCCTTTGATATTTTTGAAGTTCTTTTTCAGAACAAATGAAATTCACAGTATCATAAATTTCATAATGCAAACCATATTTACCAACAACTGTATTTCTACCTTTAATTACAATAAACTTATTCTCATTCATAATTCACCAAATAAAAAAGAAACGTCCTTGTTTAAATCGTTCCTTCGATGTTATTTAGTTACGAATCACACAGGGACCAGAAACACGGATCAAATCATTAGTACCTTTTTCCATAAAAAACCAACCATCAGTTTCATGTTCAGTCATGATCTTACCTGTTGACTCACCTTCATAATACTTATGAGCGCCAGACCAGCATTCAATATGTCCACCTTGTCCGATTGCTTCGATCTTACCTAATTCCGCATCAGAACAACCAACTAACACCAACGCAAACAACATACTAACAAACTTCATATTTACTCCTTAATACCAAACGAAATAATAGACTCCCAACGGAAGGATCGCCAACCATCATCTTCAATCGACCAGACAGCAAGAGAAGTGTCGCTCTGTTTCCGTGTCTCCTCCTTCACCACCGACTCTGGGAGAAGTGATGGCTGGAGAGTGCAATGTAGCACCCTCTTATCACCATTGACCTTCTTGAAGGTCACTTCAACCACATTAGTCTTTAATAGTTCCTTCAAATTCAACTTTTCATCATCATTCATATCAATCACCATTATATCCTCAATATTTGATTCCAAGGGATTTTCTCCCTTCTGTTTTATAATCTTCACTCATGTTAGACTTGAGAGCATGACAACACTTACATAATGTTTGCAAATTCAATGGATTATTATTTGACGGATTTCCATCAATATGATCCACATCTAACATACCATCCCAATGAATGGTTGTGGTACAAACGTAACCTAGTCTACCATCAATGTTCTCACAATAATCTTTTCTGTATTTACGATAAGGATGTTTTGAATTCTGGTAATCAGAATAACTCTTAAAACCCTTTTCGATAGCTAAAGCATTCTGATAATCATAATAATCAGTAAATCCCTTTTCTACAGCCAAAGCATTTTGATATTCCGAAATCGAAGAAAAACCAGCATTAACAGCAATGACCTGTCCCATGTTTTTCAACCCTCTTTTTTCAGCTGTAATTTTGGAATGACAGGATGAACAAATCTTTCTGAATTGTGGTTCTCCGTTTTTCTTATAAGAACCCATAAATTGGCAGTCATTATCACAACCATCAATCGAACACTTGGGTCGGACACCAAGATCCAATCTGCTAGAATCTTTCATAGGATGAAAAATCACATTAGACATAATATCAATACCATGGAATTTCCTTCATTTTATTTTCAGCTTGTTCAAGTGGAGTTTGATCCTCCACTTTTTCATCAACCTTTGTATACAAATCCAAGAATGCAGTTTTAGTATCTACATCAAACCGATTTACACAAAGTTCAATCGCTTTCATCTTATTCTTAAAGATAGAATAAGCTTTTGCAATATGAACCAATCGACGGGTTGAGATAAGTTCATCAATAGCACCTTGTTCAAAAGAGATACGAACTACATCAGCCCACTTAACTAGATTATCAACAAATTCCGGATCATCAATCAAAGGTGATAGAATCTTCTTTTCTGTCTTTACATCTGGATATTCTTGTTCAATAGTAATCGGGAACCTTTCAAGGAAGGCATCGTCAAGAATCTGCGAAAGATACCGACCTTCTTCTGAACCACGACCCTTGGTATTTGCGGTTGCAATGATATTGAATCCATCTGCCGGATGGACCATTTCTCCTGATTTCTTGTTAAAGTATGGTTTTCCTTCAAGAATACCTTGCAGGCACATAAGCTTGTTTGAGCCACGATCCACCTCATCAATCAAAAGAATAGCACCACGTTTCATTGCTACCAGAACCGGGCCATCTCTATTAACAACATTGCCGTTAACCAGAGTAGGACCACCCAATAGATCAGATTCATCAGTTTCGATAGAAATGTTGACACGGATACACTCCCTATTCAGTTTAGCACATACTTGTTCAACCATCAAAGTCTTACCATTACCAGACAAACCAGTAATGAAGATAGGATAAAACATACTCGACTTGACGATATTCAACAGGTCTTTGTAGAAACCAAATGGTACATAATCAGGCCATACTTCAGGAATGGAAGAATCTGATTCATCAATCAGTTTAGGTTGTCGAAGATGAACTACCTGAGCCATTGCTTCAACAGTTTCCGGAATAGTTACCTGGGGAGATACCTGAGTGGTACCTGGTAGTGAATACTCTCCACGACCTACCCGATAAGTTGATTTGGCAGTCAACCAGAATGGGAATTTAACACCTTTCTCCGAAACCACTTGGTCGATTTCTGCTCGGTTGACAATAACCTTATCACCAAGCACCTCTTTAACAGCTTGTAGAAAGTCCTTTTGATTTTGATTTAACTTCATAATATAAAACCTCAATTAATTTACATGAAAATGGTAACACATCCTTGTGTCAATGTCAACCACAGATTGCATACTAAATATCTCTATGATATACACAATATATAAATCAACAAATAAAATAACCGGACATTGCTATATTGGTTTTGATAAACACTGGCCCAATCGAAAATATGGACATAAATCGCGGGCCAAGAAACAAAACAACAATTATAAATTTTATAACGCCATTAACAAATATGGATGGGAAAATTTTGATTGGGAAATAATTTACCAATCATTAGATTTTGAACATACATATAAAATTATGGAATCATACTTTATAAATTACTATGACACATATAACAACGGTTACAATATGACCAAGGGTGGTGATGGTATCTCTGGTGGACGTGGTGGTGCACCAAAAGGTCGCATACCTTGGAATAAAGGTAAATCCGGTTTACAAAAACACTCAGATGAGACTCGCAAAAAAATGAGTTTGGTTAAAAAAGGAATATCACCAAAATATAATTTGCAAGAACAGCCGAGAGACCCTATAACCGGAAGGTTTATCCGGTTATAGTATACTCAGCAAGATCACGCCAGTTCTTATCAGCAGACTTCCGAATTTTTGTAACCTGGATGAGAGTACGAAGCGACAAATCCTTAACAGAATCAACAAGAGAAGCAATAAGATTAATTGCATCAGTCTTGAGTGACTTATCATATTCAGGCATGAAATCATCCTGATTGATAAGGAACCGCATACGGTCGACCTTCTGCTCATTAGTCATCGACAAGTCAACAGCCATTGAACGTGAGATAATGGCCTGATCGAGCTGTGATGAAGAAAGATTAGAAATAAAGATAACACGACCTTTGAACTCAAATACATTCGGCAGGTCATCATCACGAATATCTGCTTTATAAGAGATAATACGCTTAGAATAAGAATCAAGCGCACCTTTTAGAATGTTAAGAGAAACAGGATCTTTGAGTACCGAGTCACAATCATCGAAAACAATAACACCGTTACGATTCTCATACAAAGTACGATACAAACCCTTGGCAGTAGAATAACCTTTGACTACAACAAAGTATTTCTTGCCAATAACATCACCAGGTTTGAAACCATCAAGAGTGGTAACGTCCTTGAAACCATTCTTAACAAGAGTCTGGTATACGGTGTGTGACTTACCAAGACCACCAGGACCAGTCACAACAACCGAAGCCTGGTCACCCTTGCCGAGCATTGATACCATATCAGAAACAAAGTCAAAACGCTGGTTAATAGTAAACCGAGACTCTTTGACTTCGATAGTCATTTCAGCCTTACGTTTTGCAGTCATACGAAAACCATTCTTAGGAACTCCACGAGCCATAATATACCTCACAATAAAATAATAAAAAAGAAATGTGTCAACGAATTTATGAGTCCATTATACATGAACTGGTGGGAAACGCAAGCTCTGATTGGAAAACAGAGTGCTAACTAGGAAGAAACAATCGACGGAGATCAATGGGATCGGTAGCCGTCATCATCCTCTAGGTTCTCATAGATGGCCCGAAATTCACCACAGGAACGATACAGGAACTTCATGGCCTTCAATTCCGGTTCAGACACATCAAGATCAGACAGGGATTCAGACTGTTTTAGGGTTTCAATACATTCTTGGAGATCAATAAGGGAATTATAAAATTGGCTAATCATTCTTCTTCTTGTTCAAAGAGTTCCTTAATAATAGTATGTCTTGCTGTAAAGTAAGAACATATATCCATTAACAAAACACAACTCATCAAAGTAACAAATTCTAAAAGTTTTCCGTCTGATGCGAAACCTGCATTGTAAAATATATGTGCAGAAATAAGATAGATTAATACTTTAATGAGTAGGAACATAGATTACTCCAGTTTGATTTCTTTGAAAGTCCTTTTGCGTTTATCAAAAGGCATAGGCTTTTTGAACATAACAATATCCTTTCCACCAGCTGGTATGTATCCAGACACTTTTGACGTTTTCTTGTCAGTAAAAGTGTAGATATGGTTTGGAGTATCATCAGACCATTTTGTAGTTTCAAACAAATAAATCATACTGCAATATCCAACTTAACTTCATTGATAACCCATTTACCTTTAGTTTTCTCCAAGAGTTCCAGGCAATAGGTTTCATCTAGCTCATTACCAAAAAAGAAATCAGCATGGTCAATATCGGTCCAACCATATTCAGTAGACCAATAGAATTCAGTAGCATCCCGATTCTGTAATGCGAACATCTTCATAACAACCTCCTCATCAATTTGTGGTACCATCCTAACACAACCGGCCAGGAAGGCAAGCCCCCATCAATAAAAAAATCAGAGACCAGGATTAACCCAGACGTTTGGATTCGATTCTATATCACCAGCACCAAATCCTTCAATATGAATTTGCTTCAATATCCGGATTTGGTACTTGGCGCCTTTCTTGATATGTTCCCGCATTTCAATATATTCCCATTCTGGTATGTTTTTCCATTCAGACCATCGAACGTAATTGGCGGTGACTTCATCTTCACAAAACCACCGGCCTTGAAATATAACGTAATCGGGAACTTCTATACCCATTTAGAATTTAATCTCCAGGTTAGCGATTGCTACAAATGGTTGACCTTGTAAAATAGCATACCGATTTGATGCGGCCGCATAATACTTTTCGTTAGTAACATTCTTTAGATTCAGACTCAATTTAGCATTCTTGGTCAAATCAACATATCCCATCATATCCATTGTGGTATATGCCGGCAATACAAAAGAGTTTGCAGTATCACCATATTTCTGACCAGAGTGCATAAACCCTATACCAAATCCCATTGGTAGTTCCCAGGCCACAGTATCATACATGGCCCATCCACCACCTTGATTCTTAGGTACTGATGGGAACTTATTGCCAATTAATGCTGGATCTAAATCTTTGGTTATAGAGCTATTTAGGTTCGCATAGTTACCACGAATTGATAACCCTTCAACCCAAGGTAGTTTATACATCCCATCCAATTCAAAACCATTTGTATTGACTTCACCAGTATAAGTAACATAATTTGGTGCATTAGGATTGGTAGTTTGTGCATTGGTTCTGTTAAGAGTAAACCAAGAGGCAGTAAACGAATAGTCCTTATCAATCAATTTAATACCGGTTTCAGTCTGATATGAATTTTGCGGTGGTGCATAACCCATATTGACCTGAGTTTGAGGCATAAAACCTTGAGCATAATCAGCATATACTGACAGATTAGGTAGAATCTTATACACCATACCAACATTAGGATTGACCTTTGTATTGGTTGGTGAATTGATTCCAGTTCCACTTTGATAGGTATGATTATAACGAACACCAGTATTCAGTATCCAATTATCCATCAGATACAATTCATCTTGTGCATATACAGCTGCATTTTGTTGACTAAATGCACCCTGAGCTGTGTTATCGTTACGACCACCTCCAGTACCACTATTACCGTTTGTTGCTGTTGCTGTTGCACCAGTAACCCAATTAAATCCAGCATAAGAAGGATTATAAATGTTCAAACACCAAATTGCATTAGTGGACGTACAAGTATCGGTACTCAACGGTACAGTAGAATTATTAACAGTATTAGTATTTGAATTGATATAATTAAAACCAGTAACGAGATTATTCTTTAATCCAAATAAGTCATATTTAAATGTAAAATAATTATCGGTACTCTCATACTGTTTTACTGTATTGAAATCATAATAACTTAGCTGTAAAATCTTGTTATTCACAAGATTATATGGCATCATGTATTTGTATACTCTACTATTAGACTGATACTTGAAATCGTGATGAAATGAGACTTTATCATCAACTTCAGTATTGAATTGGTAGCCAACATTGGTATTATTCAATCGAACAAAATCTTGTGGGGAAGCCATATTGGTTCTGATATTGATTGGTGCAGGACCAAAACCAACAGCAGGAAGATAACTGTCTGCACCATAATTCTGAGAATCATAAAGATTACGAATATCAAATTGCAGACTAGATTTCTCCCCCAATTTAAACATAAAGTTTTGACCGAAGAATCCACGCATCTTATCAGGCGTACTATTATAACCATTATTCAACCATGGGGTTTGTCCATTGGTAAATGTGGCCACAGTCCTAGACGCCATCCAATCGTTCACAGGAGTGGTGTAGGCAATGTTGGTTTTGGTGTACCCATAAGAACCACCATTCTGAGTGAATTCAAGAAGGGGATCATTCCAATTTGCCTTCTTGGTAACATAATTAACAAACCCACCTGGATCTGACAGTCCCATGGTTCCTGCATTAGGACCCTTAGATACTTCCATGTGGTCAACATCAAACCATTCAAAATCGGCCCATTCTAATTCCATTTGACCGTCAATCTTGGTACCCCAATCATCGTCAATCTGGAAACCACGAATCATAAAATTACTACGATTCGGGTCAGAAGCATTGGCATTAATATCAATACCAGAAACACTATTCTGCATAGCCTGATTCAAAGATTGTGTACCACGATCCTTGATTGTTTCTTCATTAATGATTTGAACATTTCTTGAACTATCAATAGGTAAAACGGGAATACGACCACCAACTGTGGTTAGTGTATTCATGTCAGCCTGATGATAATTATCACCCCATACATCGACAGGTTCTAGTGTATGGATATCTAAAGACAAAGCGATACTAGGGGCAATAAGAAGCCCCAAAATTAAAATAATTTTTTTCATGTAATACTCCTAAATTTTGAAGTATGTAACTATTGCTCCTGTTAATAATACAAGGAATCCCCAAGTGCCTAAGGCCTTATAATAAGTTTTCAATGGTGTATTGAAATACTTGTGACCAATAACGACACATTTATGGGTAGGACTCAATAGATACGCTGAGAAATCTACTGCAAAAAACCATAGAAAATACTCATGTCCATAGACTTGAGACATTAATACAGCAATCGCCGCAAACTTACCAGAACTTCCCATTAAGAAGCTAGCAAGAAAACCAATAGCAGAAATTGTCGCCAGACCAGAATAGGTGTGAACATCAATACCACTATTGAGAATAAGATTATGAAAATCTTTCTCATGGGTTTTAATGTAGTTTCCTAAGACAATAACTGCACCAACAATAGTCAATACATCCCATTTAACATAACCCAATAATCTTCTAGGAGACCATTGTTGTGTAATAAGAATGTAATACATTGTCAGCAATCCAAAACATACAATATGATCGACACCATATACATATGCTCCAATTGCAAGGAACATAGGTATTGGATCTCTCAATACTGAACTGATTTTGAAGTTCCCAGGTGTAATTGGTACTTCTTCATCATGTACCTGGTGCCAAATGTACCATGTAATGAATACCAAACTAACAATCAACATGGGTGCAATTAAGGTGAGCCAGCCCCAATATGTAAGACCAAAAGCCGCAATAGGTAGAATAACGGTTTTCTCTAACGGTGACCACATATAATAGTGGTGTGTCGCTAGATAGTCCACGATTCCTAACTTTTGTCGACCATGACAACATTTTGGAGCCACCGTATCAAGTAACCCAGCTGATACAGTAACTCGACCTTCAATCGGCAGAATACCACCGATTGCGCTTAGGATAACTACTACGAATTTATTACTGCGGAATGTATTCTTAACATAGGCGTAAGCCGGGGCAAATAGTTTATACTCCTTTGCTAGTCCGGCAGAGATCATAATGAAGAATATCATCCACAGATACGAAATATCCTTTAAAAGGACATTGTATATCTCCATAGTATTTTCCTCTTTCTAAAATTGGACAAATGTCCACAAGTATATATTAGAGCTTGACAAAGGTACTTCCACTTGATACCATGGCTATGTCCTCCGTTGATGAGATTAAGTACCAAGAATCAATAGTGGCTGTTTGTTATCATGATAATCATTACCAAGAGGTTCCACCATGATATTATCCACAGAGAAGAATTCAGAATCCTCATATGATGCCATAACATCACGATTAAGCATAGAAGGTTCCATTTCAGCCATCAGCTGGAGTTGGTCCAAAAGTTCACGATACAACATATTATTACCTATATAAATTAAAAAAAATGAAAGTTTATACTATATACAAGGCCACAAATATAATTAACAATAGAGTTTACATTGGTTTTGATTCTTGTTGGCCAAATCGAATACAACAACACAAATATAACTCACAAAAAAGGACTCAAAAATTATACTGTGCGATAAGAAAATATGGTTGGGATAATTTTGTTTGGGAACCAATATACCAATCCATAGATAAAGACCACACATTAAATTGTATGGAAAATCATTTTATTGAACAATATAATTCATATTGTGAGGGTTATAATTCTTCTCTTGGTGGAGAAGCTCCAATGTTGGGTTTTTCTCCAACAAAGGAAACCATCAATAAAATGTCCATTTCCATCAAAAATTATTGGTCCACACCAGAAGGAAAAAATAAAAAATCTATAATCCAAAAAGAAAACTGGAATAGACCAGAATATCGTTCAAGATATGAGAAAAATTATACATTAGTCGATCCTGATGGTGTTATGTTCAATATAACCAATTTAAAAAAATTTTGCGAAGAAAATCAATTACCACACAACAATATGTATAAAGTTGCTAACGGAAAAAGAAAAACTTGTTGTGGTTGGAAAGTATTTAAGAATTAATTCACGATAAGTCATTTTACTTCTCCAGATTCTTAATTTCAGATTCAATTTCAGTCAAGGTCTTTTTGATTTCTTGATATTGCTTATCAAGTTTAGTTTCCTTTTCATCATACAGATATTGGTTGGTGGGATCCTGCTTAATCTCACGATGGTTTGTTGCCACCCTATCAATAAACAAAGACAGACCAATAATACCCAAGACAATAATAATTGTATTTTTATTCATAATTACCTCTTAGGTACACATGAGAAACGGTATTCTTTGGTTGAATTCTTAACCAATTCATTAGCGTGAATACCTGCTACCTGACAAGCTTCCTCCGAAGTAAACCCATCAATTACCTGCATTGCAACTGAATCACCCTTTGCAAGCATACCTGCGTAAATATACAATACCAATACATAACTCATTTAATTAACTCCAAGTTCTATAACTTTTTTATTTTCCATCCTTTGTGGTGGTTTCTTTTTCCACTCGAAACTGCCCACATATTACCTAATCCCAAATTATTCTGTCTGCAAAATTTATTTAAATTTAATATCTCAAAACTTTCTCCTTCTGGGTTCGTTACAATATATTTTTCGCAATTTTTATTTTGATATTCTTCCGTTTCCCATAATTTTTTTACCGAATTTGATATTTTGGGAATTATTTTATTCAGATGATTTTGATCCGTCATTCTTTTTTTACTATGATATTTCATCAGATTTATGAAATTTTTCTTGTGGTATCCAGAATTTGGATCTGATCTTTTCTTTTTAGAAGAAATTGAAAGTTTTTCTTTTATTTCTGGACAACCGAATGTTCTCTTTAAAGATTCACTTTTCTTTTGTAATTCTTCTTTTGTTGGAATATACCCAGAAGTTCCCTCACCACCATCCGTTCTATTTACTAATATTCCGGTGCCATTATCTTTACGACCAAACCAACGAATATAATATCGCTCCAACATAAATGATTGTAATTCAGTCAAATTATCTTGAACTATTATAATATGGGATTTATCTTTTGGAACAAATACTTTTCCGTGGGGATTATACATCCTTTTTCCTTTACCCTTACCAACATAATATGGTGTTCCTATTTTTGCGGTTTTGGAATCTTTTGAACGTAAATAGAAATAGACGTAATAAATAGTCATAGCTGATACTCCCTTTTAGTATTAGAATAGGTGGGGACTGCAATCCCGTGACCTATACCTATTTATATCAGCTATGAAATATAATTAAGCAAAATTATAATCTGTTCCAAAGATTATTCTTTCCATACCATCATATTCATCCAATTCCCAATTAACATCATCAGGAATTTCTACAATTTCCAGTTTGGCATAATTACCATTTGCTTGTTCACCCAGTTCTTCAACTACCTGAACCAATACTGGATCATCCCTTCCTATATTACGATGGTAGAAAGTTTCTTTATCAAGTTTTCGGTTGTGTTCAATACGATCTTCAATACTCATAGAATAGAAATCCTGACCCTCTTTACGAACCGTGCGGTCCTCTGGTGCAACCAACCAATAAGTATTACCCCACTTATCTGGTTCAACCCATACCTTTTGGCCCTTGATTTCAAGGTATCGACGAATAGCTTTCTCACTTAAACCGAAACCACCAAAACAACGATTAATTACTACTTTCATTTCTCATTTCCTCAACCAATTTACGTTTCTTAACCATATCCCATGTGACGAAGTGACAGATACAGAACTGAAATTCAAATACAGTTTCATCAATAGGCAGATAATCAAACTCGGTACAGAAGTGCCTATATTCACCCGTCAATACCTTACCGTGATGGTGCATACAATCTTCATTGAATTCTTCCCAATTGGCCATTATTCAAACTCATCTTCTGAATTAGTAACACCAACCCAATCTGCTTGTTCAAGCAATTCCTCATCGGAAAGGTCATCAAGAAACTCAACAGTTCCATTATAATAATAATCCATAAGATCATCAAGATCAGCATTATCAGTCATCCGATTGGCAATCATTTCGATAAGGGTATTACGATCAATTTTCATATTAAACTCCTACTTCAACTTCATTAAAACGAACAATACAATCAAGAACCCGATCAGATTCAGCCATATAGAATACATATTCTCCAAGTTCTACACGATCAGCTGAATCGACATACTCAAAACCACCGTAATACTGTAGTGTACGATCATTATACTTTGTAACCGCAATACAATCACCATTCACATATAAGTTATAACCAGCACGACTATCAAGGCCAAGATTTTCTGCCTTGGTCTTGGTCATGTGGTCAAAAACAAAACTCTCTACCGTACTGGTTACAGTATCAACCAAAATATAAACATTATCAATATCTCTCATAATATAACTCTTAATTAAAAATCAATGTGTTGTCTCAAACTGTGGAACCATTCTAACACAAGTGGCCAGGAATGCAAGAGCCATGGAAGAAACAATGCTGAGCGGTTTTGTTGACAGTGGAGGGAGAATTCCACAAGGCAGAGTGACAGACAATAAAAAAGGACGCATCCAGGAAGGAATTGCGTCCCTAAGTGATTGATTTTATTGTGTTAGTGGTGCGTCTTCCGAGTCATCATCGAGCACCACGACCTCTTGAATGCTAAGAGACTTTTTAAGATCAATTTCTTTATCAATAAAAGCCTTTGCGGCCTTTCGGGTTTTGAAAACAGTAACCAATGTGGCAGAATGTGACCTGCCAGCCGTCAACCATACTAGATATACTTTCATTACTTTTTAACCTCCCATTGGACCCATTTACCATTTGCAATATCATCATGAGTCAACCATTTATAAAAATTTGGATGAGATTCGGTTTTATCAATACACTCCTGTCCTTTTGAAGAATCTACATGACGTATCTGTAAACGATATACTGGTGTATTTGCAAGTTCATTATCATGTTTCGTAAGAAAATATATTACGAAAGTTTGTGGAGGAACAAAGTTCTTACCGTGTTGTTTAATTACTTCTTCGTATAACATTATTTACTACCATATTCTTCACGAATCTGACAGGCAATCGGTATATTAATGAACCCATCATTGAGCAATCTCTGTGTTAGGTGTCCAATCAATAGTTCAGAATACTTCTGAAATTCATCGTCATATTCAGCCGACCAATCAATTACTGCATCCTTTGGTTTCCATTCTTCATCTTCCCAGAAACAGAAACCTGCTACTTCTGCTAATTCTTTAATTATTGGATTCATACTTATTCTCCAATTCCTCAATTCTCTTTAGAAGTCTCTCATTTTCTTTTTTTAGACCCCTGATTTTATAATGTTTCCAACCCAGTTCTTCATACTTATCTTGCATCATTTTGATTTCATCACGGTCAATTTCACGCAATCTGGTTTCTGGTTCAATAAAGATGCGACCACTATCCCAATCGATTCCACCACGAACAATCTTAATATTTACAGATGGAGTACCGCCGACAGCACCAACACGATAAACAGGAATAACTACTCGCCAATCATCCATTCTACCTTTAGCGAATTGACAAACTCTTTGCAATTGTAGAATAAGTTCATTAGTGTTCATAATACTCTCTCTGCAATCCACATAAGAAGAACAATCATCAATCCTCCAACAAACGCCCACGGAAGAATCATGAATAATATCAGAAAGAATCTTTTGTCTTCTTCATCAAGTTTCATTGTTTCAACCTACTAATATCAATAATTTGTTCATCAATCGCATTATAAGTGATAAGACAATTACCCATACCCTCATCTACAGGTTCAATATACCAATTATGATATAAAAGTGTAATCTTTACTTCTTGGGATTTATATACTGGTTTCAAACGGTATACTTCATTTTCATCCCATATAGGATTAGAATCGTCCAACCATATGAATTGTGGTTCTTTACGGGTGGGAACCACATCATATTGTTTTACACTTCGTTGAATCTTTGCACCCTTAGCCCATGCAATAATATATTCATAATGTTTATGTCTGACTTCTTTCATTACAGTTCCTTATTCCTTACCAATTCTTCAAACATATCAAATAACTTACCAAACTTCAATTCATATAACTGGTGCATACCCAATAGTGTATTAGAAATCTGATCCTTTGTCAAATCCTTTTCTACTACTGCTTCAAGTAGGGTATTAATATCCTTTGTTACATTCCACGTATCAAAAATTTGTTGTTCAAATGTAAATCTATCACTCATGATTTCCTCCAAAACATATACCAAGGTTTATTTGCTGGCAAAACAGTATATTCAAATTTAATTTCTGGTTCTGGTTGCACCACGATGTTCCAGTATACATAAAGCTTTGCTCTATCCACATATGCCCGATAACCATTCTTTACAAGATGGAAAATAAGCTGTTGCATATGTACGGGAGATAACTCTGAAATAACAGGGTCAGGAGTGATTCCAGAACAATACTCATCAATCCACAAATCAAAACCAAAACTTCCCCTTTCAGATGTTTCTTTAATCTTTTTATTAAGATATTCGATATACTTTTCCATACCATTATTGCGAAAATCAATTAGACTAATATCTCGCATTTGTCTGGCTTCTTCTGCTGTGATTAGTTTAACCATTATTTCAATCCTGTTTCTGATTTTGCCCTAGAAATAACATATCCAGTAAATAACCCCAACAGATATGCAAGAATTATAATAATTTCTGTCATATTAATCACCGAAATAAAAATCTTTAATGAATTCTGCTTGTTTCAGAATAATACCTGCTTCAAGATAGTTTCCTTTATTTGCATGAAGTTTCGCATCTTCTACCATACCCAAATAGATATGATTGCGAATACCAAGAACAAATCCTTCAATTCTAAAATCAATAGGATTTGTGGTATGACCAAATTGGTCAAAGTAAATCTTCTTTAATTGTTCATTCATCATTCAACTCCGAAATGTTGTTTGATTAAAAGTTTAATTAAAGTTGCGGAACTTTCTGCTTTATGTTCTCTATTCTCACGACATTCATTCTCAACATGAATACACTGGTTGAGACATTCCTGAATAATCAACTCGGCAAATTTATCTCTGAATGCCAATTCGTGGTGGTATGCTACGATATCATACTCATACTTATTATCATCAATATATTTTTGTGCAATTTGGGCAAGTTCTCTAATCTTTTCATTCATTATTCATCAATCCACTCGATAGTTACTTTAAAAGTTCCTTTATAGAATCCATATTCATCTTGTGGTACTGCAAGAATAACTCCATTTAAAAGAGGATCAAAAGCATCAAATACATCACCCTCAATATCTTGGGTTAGTGATTCACTATTATATTCTTTTTCAAAGATTTTCATTATTTAACTCTCCCATTCAATAGTGTGTTCCGACATATCCTTAGCCCTTTTGATGGCATATTCTCTTGCTTGTTCCTGAGTATGTTCATCATATGCAAGACTTGGTTTTCCATTCACAACATATTTCCAATGACATTGATATTGCCAAGATGAAAATAATCCAAGTTTAAAATGAACTTCATACGAAAAAGATTCTGGTTTATGTAACACTCTGACCTTTCTGAATAGGTTTTTCATTATCACTTCTCCACAAAATGTCTTTCGAGATTATGTTGCTTTACATATCCCCAATAATCATAATGAATATATCCCCTAGACGCAAGAAGTGCGTTAATAAACAATCTCGTGATTAGTGATAACTCAAGAACAGTAATATCATCTTGCGGGGCATACAAATATTTGTTCATGTTATCTTTACCATAAATGTAAAGATCACCAATAGGTACTGGTGTAAATGAAACTGCTCCTGCGTCTACAGAGGTAAATGTAGTATTTCCAGTATATGAAAATGTTGGTGTATCGGTAACTTTACTCATTACCGTTTCTCCACAATAACTTGGGCATTACATTCTTTCATCCATTCAGTACCATGACCCATGATATAACATTGCTGATACCCTTCATTAATGTAATGTTCAGTTTCAACGTGGTTGACGTAAATACCATATAAAGCGATACAAATGATACCAATAATAACCAAACTAAAACGTACCATCATACCAATATCAGAACTATTCATTACAGTTTCTCCACAATATCTTCACCAAATTGGCCTGTCTTATGACAGTAAATACCATTACTGGTATACACACCACCAGTATATGTTCCCTATGTGATGATCCGAAATCAAAATGGAAAAAGGTATTGATTTCGGATCATATAGTTACCTAGAAGCATAAAAAATA